TAGGTGGAACTGTAGGGTATATAGGGTTACTCCTGTACCTAGTTCCTCCTTCTGTTACGCTGCTGTCTATGTCTCTATATCTACTCATATAACTATGCTTTTACTTCGGGCTGTCTTACAGGAGTTCCTGGTTCACCATTTTGACTTTTTGTAAAGAATAATGTTTCAGGATTTGTTTCAGGTGCAACATCTGTAGTAATATAGTGATACAGTCCTGTTTGAGGGGTAAATGTATGAATTGGTGTAAAGTTTACCTGGCAGTCTAATACCATAGGTAATTCTTGCTGATCATTATCAACTCCAGTATTTCCATTACCAGCTCCATTATTATTTAATGCTATTTCCCATTGATAGTCTTGCTGCCAACTATAATTAACACTTGATAAAAATCCGGGTACTTCTCTTAAATAGTCTCCTACTGTTAGTTTAACTAAAGTTCCTCTCATAAATCCATCTTGATAAGTTGGAGCTGTAGTAGAAGCAAGAGTAACTATTTTCTGGTATAGAGGACGCATTTCCCATCTTGTCTGAGCTGCTATCTTAAACCCTAAGCTAATCTGTCTATCAAAACCTTGGTATGTATGAAAGTTTTCACCTCTTCCAACATAATTAAAAGAATTCCAATTTCCTGTAAAGTTATCAGAAAAAGTATCTAGGTAAGCTCTAAAATGTAAATATGTGTTATCTTCAGGAGTTATGACGTTAAATCTAAATTTAATTAGATCGTTGACTTCTTTTGCCGGTTTTTTCTCTCCTTTATATGGTCCAAGTAAATTTATTTTGTCTTGAGTTTGTATAAAGTTTCCTGTAGCGTATGAATCAGAAATATTACGTTTTATACTTGCAACATCCCCTAGTAGAATTCGGTTTTCTTTTCTAACCTCATTTTTCGGATTGTTTACTTTTGGAACTCCATTACCGTCTGAGGGAAGAAACTTTGTACTTACTTGAGGGGTGTTATCTACTTCTCTTTCTCTAGGTGCTTCGACCGGTGCTTCGGATGCCCATGTTGCGTCTGCAAGTATTGGAGCGCCATTTCTTGCTAGAACGTGCGGGGCAACATCTATTTTACCGTACAAGTAAGTACCTTTCCCTTTACCTGCAAAACCTTTGACAAAATGAGTACCAGTTCCATTCAAAGGAACTTGAGCTAGGGTAGAACCAATAATTTTAACAGAGTTAAAAAGATTTGCACCTATACCGCTTAATATATTTCCTGCTACTGTTTTATTCGGATCACTTTTTGGTGTTACCTTAGCTGCATTTAAAGCTGTTTCGTTAGCAAGGTACTTTAGACCAGGTTTCTGGGTTAGTATAGTTCCAATTCGTTTTAAATCGTCTATTCTTTTAGAAGCTTGATTTGAGGACGGTCCAGCCTGTCTTATATCTGTAGGTATGGTTTTTTGTACAATAGGTTCTGTACCTATGGTAGCGGTATCTCCATACTTCAGTTTATTCAACTGGGTTAAGTTACCCTCTATGTAGTTTCTTAGAATAGCCATTTAGTCTTACTTGGGTAAGTTATCTACGTACTTTGCTCCTATCTTCCCGTTTAAGTCTAAAGTAGACGCTGGATATTCTCCTTCTGGGGTGTTATTAATAGAGGTGGTGTTGTGTAAAGTCGAAGCTTTATCTGCACCAGGTAGTTTAGAAGGTGTTTGACCTTTTAATCCGTAGGGTGATTGTGTTAGTTTATCTAATAATGCCATATCTTTTTAGTATAAATAGTTTAGTATGATTTATATGTTGATAAAGCTAGTGTATGTCCAACTTTATTTCCATCCATGTATACGTGCCCTCCTGATTTAACAACTGATATTAATTCGTCAAGTTTTGCATATAGTTGATTGAGCGGTATCACAGCTTCTGGGCCTGCTTCTCCTATTAATGCTCTTGTAGGGCTGGTAACTATCCCTCCTGTTGCCAGTTCAGGTTCCTCGTTTGCTGTAGGAGTTATAGTACCGGAATTGCTTAAGTCTCGAGCTGCTATACCAGCGTCTATACCGAGTGAAGATACAGTTCCAAGACCTGGTGCTACTAAGTCGAGTAGACCTGCTGCTGCAGATAATGTTTCAAGACCGGCTCCTGTAAGATCTCCTTTTATTAATCGATCAATAGCAAATCCAATTCCAAGTACAGATCCTAAGATGGGTATTCTTTTGACTAACCCTTTACCGGTAAATTTGGCAGCCATTTTTCCCATACCCTTAGCACCTACTTTTTCTGCTGCTTTTACTTCTTGCATTGCAGTTTTTCCTCCAAAATCTGAAAGTATTTGTTTATCGGGTAAATTTTTAGCTGAAGCTTTTGCAAAGTTAGAACCTCCTTTTTCTCCACCTTTGCTGAATATTTTTCCAATACTTTTAAAAACACTTCCTAATTTAGATATATTTCCAAACCTAAGAGCTGCCAAACTTGTTAAAGCTATTAAAGCAGTACCTGCATGACCTGCAAAGAAGGACATTATATTAGCTATTATATTGAGCGGGTCTTTAAAAGCTTTCATAGATTCTTGCATCTGCGTTGTTAGGTTTGCTGTTGCTTCAGCATTAGACATATTAGATTTTTGAAAATCTATTTCGTCTTTACCTAGTTTTTTTAATGCTTCTGCCCTATCTAACCCTTTACCTTCTAGTACTGCAACTTGTTGAGCGAGTGAAAGTTCTTTAAATCTATCTTGTAGTAGTGTTTTATCTAAACTTTTTAGTGTTTCTCTACGAAGTAGCATTTTAGATGCTTCCTCTCGTGAAAGACCCATACTTTTAGCAAGAGCTTCTTGCTGGAGTACATTCATTTCTGAGTACTCTGCAAAAGACCCGAAGTTTTTTGCAAGTTCTTCTGCTAAAACAGCTGTGTTTCCTGTTAGGGCTGCTGTTCTAGCCCGCTCTAAATTTAATTGCTTACCAGTTAGTAACTCTGCTTCTAATTCTGCTTCTATAGAAGACTCAAAGTTTAATAGTCCACCAGCGGAACTTTCAAGTTGTGCTAAAGTTAGACCAAATTTTCTAGCTTGGAAAGCGGCTTTGGCTATACCTCCGGGAAATTTCTGGGTAGTGATTACGGTTGCTGCAGATGCGTCAGCAACGTCTTTCATCACTTGCTTATAATCTACTGCAGTGTCATTAGCAATATTTAGCCCAAGGACTTGACCGGTGAGTTCTTCTGTTATCTGTTTTACTGTTTTTCCAGTAGTTGCAGAGAGTGTTTGAAATTTAGCAGCTTGTTCATTACTTAGTCCAAGACGTTTAACCATTAACGCCATTGATTCAGCGGATTCTGCTGATATAGTTCCTGTAGAGCCTAGTTCCTTATTAACAGCTGCTTGAGCTTCTATTAGGTCCTGAATTGCAAATAATGTTGGAGCACTAAATTCTTCTCTAAGTGCTGCTGCTTGATCTCTAGATATATTAAGATTTCTTGAAAGATCGGTAACTTGATCGTTAGTGAGTTTTAATCCTTTAACCGCAATTGTCATACCAAGAGCGCTTCCTGCTTTTGCAATGGAGCCAGTTAGTACTTTAGCTCCTGCTAGAAATCGGTTTCCATCTGCTTCTCTTGCTGCTTTTGCTGCTTTCCCGAAATCACTAAAAAGTTTACTGAGTATAGGTACATCTTTAACAAGATCAGCCATGTCATCGAAAAACTGTACTTCTTTATCTATTTCTTCTAGAATATCTTTTAAATCACCGGCATGTTCTGTTGCTTCGTCTAGTAAGTTAACCTTATCTGTATACTGTGTAATTAGTTTTGCAAGGATTTTAGATTCCTCTCCTGTAGCGGTAGCAAGTTTCTGCTCAAAGAATACTATTTTACTTTGTAGTTTTACTCTTTCGTTTGCAGCTTTGACTAAGTCTTTCTCTAATTTTTTTGACTCTCCTTTTATTTTTAACTGCTCTTTTGAGTACCCTTGTAGTTTACCGGCCAAACTGTCTGCTACCCTTGATTGAGATGTAAATACAGATGCTGCTTCATTTGTTACAGCTGCTGCTTCTTTACTTGTCTGTGCTATAGATGCATTAAGAGATCGTATAGCTTCCTGTAGCCCAACGACTACGCTTGCTAATCTCCCTAATTCTTCGGATTGTTTATTCTGTTTTTCCATTAACGGTAAATCTATATACTATAAATAGTAAAGGCCTCTAATTATTTAGAAGCCTTTGTGCTGTAAGAAGGACCTATATTAGGTTGATGTACCTTCTTTTGAGTTTTTGGAGTTGGGTTTTTTTGCTCTTGCTGTTTAGAGTAGTGTTCTTGTATTTTTTGGAATGTAAACCTTCTAAGCCAGATTGGCATATTATATACATCGTACCAAGTATACCCTCCTTTTCCATGAAAAACTATTTCATGTATTTGGCTGTAAACATACAGTTTATAATCAGGCGTCAGGCCAAAAAAAGTTAAGACCTATTGGAAGGTCAACGTCCTCCTCTACGCCATTTTCATTTTCATATGGAAAAACTAAGTTTACATCAGGTGTTATTTTAGAATACTCCTCTCTCAACGCTCTTGCGTCTTTAGCAAGAAGGTATCCGTCAACGAAATCTCTAACTTCTTTTCTATCAGAAAGGCCGTTAACTGAAAGTAACATATGTTTTAATCGGGTTGTTACTTCAGAACTCTCCTCTTTATTAAGTTTTTTAAGTCCCTGTAGTTCCCTATCAATAGCTTTTTCATCTTCGTGAGTAAGTATTTTATATGTTACTACGTTACCTGATGTGGGTAAAGTAAAAGTAAATTGATTTTTGCGGCTTTCGTACAAGCTATAATCAACTGCTTTAGGATTTAGTGAAGTCAAGTCTACAGTTAATTCTTCACCTTTAAAATTAAAAGAGTAATCTTTCCCGTAAGATAAAATACGTGCTGCTACCATTATAGCATTTTTATCACCAATTAGTAGTTGATTGTATTCAACTTCTTTTTCTACAATTAGTGATTGTAGTAATTTATCAATTACTGTTCCTTTCTGAATATAATTTTGATTAGTAAGTATATCTTCCTCTTTAGCAGTCATGTACTTCATTTCGATAGTACCTTTAGCTAATGGAGAATCTTCAGGATAAAGCAAACCCTTAGATGGTAATTCTACCGTTTCGGTAGGTAATTGAAATTTTGATTCCATAAATTTTATTTAATAGTAACTAGTTCTAGATATAAATATAAGAACATTTTATTTTATAAACAACAAAAACCCGGACTAAATCCGGGTCTTTATAAATTATATTGTTTTGTCTTAGTAGTTTAAGATACAGTAGTCCATTGCTACTGTAATGTTTAGGTCTACTACCTCATCTGAAGCCCAGTCAAATTGACCAAAATCTCCATTTGTTAAGAAAGCACCTTTGATAATCCATTCTCCTACAATATCTCCAACAGGCCCTAAAATATTTAAAGTTAAGTCCTTTTTGTAGAAGTCTGAATAACCAGCTCTACCGGTTACTGATTCGTAAGATAGACGTGCCCATTCCATTACAGCTTGTGCCCCTGATGGAGTGATTGGATCGTAAAGTGTCATGGTCATATCTTCCCACTCTCTTTTTCCTCTAATCTTTCTGTATGTGTTAATATGGTCTAATTTAACTACGTTATCTGTAAATGTTGGAGCTTTTACATTTTTAACCAAGAAGGAAGGAATTCCATCCATGTACATAACAAATCTGTTTTGTACTTTTGGTTCAAATGCTCTGAACATTATTTCGTTTGGATCTAATACTGCCATGTTATATTTGCTTTATTATAAATATCGTTTAAAAAATTATCCTGCGAAAGAAGCTCCTGTTGGTTCTACTACGAAGTCTAATACTATAAATTCTGCTGTTTTAGCTGGCTGTATAAAGATCTGACCAACTAATTGGTTTCT